CTACGATACTTACTGGATCCATTATTAGCCCCTAAGTGCTTGCATCAATTGTTGCATATTTGGCTGACCGCCGATCATGCTGCCGCCGATTGGTTGGTTTTGGAAGCCTTGAATAGTCTTCATTGCGTTATTACCCATAGGCTGCATACCGCCTACTTGAGCATTGTATGCTTGCATATCCATTGGTGTACCAGGATTAGTTTGGATTTGCTGCATCTGCTGAGCTTTATCATTTGTCGCACCAAGAGCCTTAGTCATGCTGCTAGCAAAGCCTTTGATGTCAAAGTCCTTTGGCGCTGCTGTCATTGGCTGTTGAGCCATGCCAATTTTACCAACAGATGGTTGAGCCATAGCATTAGCTACACCAGGTTGTCCTGCGCCTTGGTTAGCAGCAATGCCAACACCAACGGGTTGTGGTCGTGGCATGCCTTGTGGCTGACCTTGAGTCAGGTTTTGAGCAACGCTAATTGGTGGTTGTTGCTGAGTGATTTGTGTTGGGTTAATTGGAGCCGGAGCTGAGATAGGCATTTGAGGCGCTGAGCCTGCAATGCCAACACTAGCATAGGGATCATAAGAGTTACGCATGCTCATACAAATTTACCACCGCCAGTTGCGTAAGCTCCTGCGGCGCTAGCGGCAAGAGTTAAGTAATCCATCAAGCCAGGATTATAAGTCGATGTCTGACCATGTGGAGCAGAGCCTAGAATCTGACTAAAGATGCCTGTGCCGGTAGACGGATACGTCTGATAAGCACCTGTCTGAGCCTTAGCAGCATCGATCTGAGCTTGATTTAGAGCTTGTTGTTGTGCGCCTGCGCCAGACATCATCTGATTGATCGCAGTGCCGTAATTAAACGATTGCTGACCTAAGTTGCCCATCTGAGCTGCACGAGCCAGTTCGTTCTGTACGCCAGACTGATAGCCTTGATACATCAATGGAGCGAGCATATTAGCGCCTTGACGAGCAAACCCTTCGTTGGTCAGCGCTTCTGCTACACCATGACGTGAGCCGCCGAATGCGCCTGCTTGAGTCGCTTGGTAGCCAATGTCTTGCTGTGTCATCTGACGTTGACGATCTAACTCTGAAAGCGCCTGATTCGCCACCATCTGAGTGTATGGGTTTAGGTTAGGAGCTGTTGAGCCGTAAGTGCCTAACAGTGCCTGATTCTGGGCCATGACAGACTTTTGGAATGGCGTTAGCATGTCTGATGGTGTTGAACCAATAACGCCACCTGTGCCAGTAGTGCCGGTTGTTCCGGTTGTGCCACCTGTAGCTGTTGGGGTAGTTGTGGTGCCTGTGCCGTAGTAATCAATTGGCTGGCCAGAAGATCCGCTTGAGTAGAGCGGGCTAGTTTGTGAGCCGCCAAGAGGGTCAATACCTTGATCTGCCCATTCAGCTTGCTTTGCAGTTAACTGATCCAGAGTCATTGGGCTACCAATATCAAAGCCTGCAATGCCTGAGTTTGTTACAACGTCTTGGTATGAGCCAAGTGATCCATCAAGACCCATGTTTTGAGTTGGGTCTGTGCTTTGATCGTATGCAGCACCTTCATTTGATTGATCAATCTCAGCGCGAACTTGTGTCAATGCCTGCTCATAAGACATACCCAAGTTCTGTAGGTCAAATAAGCGAGTGTTGTAGAAGTTAGAGCCTTGTTCGTCAATGTCACGACCAATTTCAGTCTTGTAGATGTCAGCTAGACTTTGACCGGCCTTTTGTTGAAAAGCATCAGTAAGACCTCTATTATCTGCGCCAGTAACCGTTTGGTCGTACTTTTGACCTTCTGGTGAGTTGTCAATCTCACGGCGAATTGATGCCATAGCATCCATCCCAGACATGCCGCTATCTGTAAGCTGTTTATAGCGGTCTTGATAAAATTTAAGACCTGCCTCAAGAGGCGCACGTCCTAATTCCTCTTGATATAGCTTTTCAAGAGATTGACTACCGCCAGTTGTACCTGCTTTAGCGACTGTGCCGGCAAGTGACATGTCAGCGCCAAATGCAAGCTGACCATTTCCTGAAGTTGCAGGTTGAGCTGTAATGTTGTTTTCTTTTGCGTAAGATATAGCTTGGTCTTGCGTAAACCCAACGTCATCTAAAATAGCTGTGTTTCCATAGCCATTAACAGCTACCTGAGCTGCGTATTTTTTTAGGTCATCAGCAGGAATAAATGCTCGCTTGTACTGCTGATCAGCAGGAATATTTTTCTCATACACGGCTTTTACTGCGTCATAACCACCGGCAGCATTCATTTCAGACGTTGGAACACCTGTCGTCATTGAGCGATTCATTAGCTCAATCGCTTTTGCAGGTGTCAATGAGGCTGATGCAGAGCTACCACCTGATGAAACTGAACCACCACCTGATGAGGCTGAACTACCGCCAGATGACGTTGAGCCACCACCACCTGATGACGAACCTGTAGCTTCCGCTACAGTAGTCGTTCCGGATTGACCCATAGCCATAAGAGCTTGTGAAGGCGACATACCATAGTTTTGGGTCATATCATTGAATGTGGCTTGTTGTGAAGCTGTTAATGCCATGATTTATTCCTTGTTACTCGCCTGCATCCAGTCCTGCATTACTAAGAGCAGTGGATTGATCGTCTTTAGCGTCTGTAGTTACCATATCGGCAGGCATTTGTGACCACTGATTTTTGAATCGGGTAAGTGCTTGCTGTTGAACGTCAGGGCTATAAAGCTCTTTGCGGATGCCTAAGTTACGTTGTCCTTCAGGAGTAGCCGCAGACGCTTGCTGTTGTTGTGTATATAAAGGCATTGATGAGTAACCAACGATGCCACCTGCAAACTGCTCTGGAGCATTAATGCCTGCTACTGCTTGCTGCTGACCTTGACCCATAGGAGCCATGCCAAATGCTTCGGCTGCGCCACCGACATTCTTGAATGCTTGATATTGCAATGGGCTAAATGCTGCAACTTCAGGGCCACGATAAGGCTCGTATTCCATCTGTTGGATAACTTCCGCACGATTGATGTTGCGTAATAATGGTTCTTTCAACCATTCTGGTATTTCTGTGCTTGAAGAGCCGCCTTTGCCGCCACTCATATCAAATCTCCACGCTTAATGTCGTAAATTGATGGTCGTATCCGAGTTTCTTTAGGACACGTTGCCAACCTTTCCGGCCTGCGATGGACATTGCGGTGCAGCCTTGCTGTCGCCCCCATTCTGCCGCTGGATAATGCATTTCTACTATGTCGCGCATTTTACCGCCTGCGAGAAACACATGTAAAACTTTCTTCTTAGGATACACTAATATTTCTGTTACCGCACATCCGTTCGTGTTAGGCCAGAGCTGCATTTTACCCATTGCTATGGCTGCTGCCACATCGCCAAAATCATGAGTGCCACCGCTGTACTCAAGAGCAGCCTCAATCCAATTTCTACATCTAGCAAGCTCATTAACAAGCGCCTGGTCGAACTCCGGTTGTGCGCTCACACTCTAACCTCTGTGACCATGAGAGTTGCGGATGCAGCAGCAGGTGAGAATGCCGTAGCTGCCGACCCTTGAATTGTTAATGCTGTATCCGTAACGGCGTAAATCGCCTCAAGATAATCGCCTGCTTCAACCGTAAATATACCAGAACGGCTGACAACCTTGCTTTCACCATTAGCGGTGATTGAATGCTTGATTGTGCTGTATGGTATGTCTACGCCGTTAATTCTAGGGAAAATGTAAACCGATTTGGCAGAGCTGTTGGTTGAGTACAGTTCACACGAAAAGTCGATCTGGAAGGTTGCCGAGTGATCAAAGTAGATACGGCTAGTATTCGTATCGTCACGAGTAACGTGATATTCAGCCGCCACATTAGACCAAGTGATCGGATAAGCGGTATTCGCCGCTGCTGCTGTGAAGGTAGTTGTAGTGTAGAACGCGCCATAGTCGTTATGGCCTAATCCCTGCCATTCCCCATCATGTGATACGACAACCTGCTGCGTATCCCTGTCCCAGAGCAAAACACCATCCTGAGAAGGTGACGACCCTGCTGTTTTAAAGGTGAGCTTATCCTTAATCCGCATTAGGTAGCGATTGAGATTCTCACCCCAATCTGACCATCTAACACCTAATGGTGGTGGTGGAGTATCAGGAAGTAAGCTCATCGTTTACCGCCAGGTTGGACTTCCAATCGCATAACGCCAACACGGAAGTCATCGTTTCCTGTTGCCTCTACGCGCATTCTCATTTGCCTACCCGTAAAGCGAACCGAGGTGATCCCGCCATTGAGCGTATAAGCGCCATAGTCACGCTCTGTATCGTTCGGGTGGAATCGTGTCTTGAATGTCACATCAACTTGGCCTGCAAAGTCTTCATCGCCAATCAGATTAACTGCCTTGATGATTTGATCGCCTGCGCCTAAGTTAATTGGAGCTGTTTCAGCATAAGGTGTAGCGCCGCCATGTGGCAGATTTAAGCGCTCATGCTCATAGATAACGCCTGTAGGGTCTACCCAGTAAGGATGATCGAATACGCCACGAGGAACGCCACAAGTGCGCTCTAGGCTGCCTACAGACCAGTGATTCTCGTTGTAGTCAAAGGACACATACGAGTCAATTTCAGTAGTTTCTGATGATGGGTAGAACCACCATACCTCACCATGACGTGCATCGTGAACAGCAAATACTTTGGTCATCTGGTTACGGTTTACAGAGTCAAAGACCTTATCCTGAACCTCACAAGAAAGGCGACGAACAGTAGAACCGTCAAACATGAAGAATGACTCGTTACCCATCCAGAATGCGCCGTAGTCAGTCGCTACAGCAGCAATGCGTGAGGCAACACCACAAGCCGTTCCTGCACGTTCAAAGCCGTAAACGTAAGGAGCGCCAACGTATGACGCAATATGAGCATCTACGTTTGTAAGAATAAGCGTACGACCACGCATACGCAGTCCGGTCATTATCTCGCCGTTAGTTTGTAGCTCAATATCACCAGCTTCGTTAGTCGCATCAGGAGTCCACGTTGTGTTGTCCTCTCGATCACACCATTGAACCTTACGCGGATTTCCACCTGCGCCTAGAGCAAACAAGAAACGTTCTTCAGTCACCATACAGGCTTTGTTGTCCACTGGAGCATTGGAGATTTGAGCCGCTAGAGTAGGTGTTGCTGCGTCTAGCTGCCACTCGTAGAGTTTACCGTCAGAGGTTAAGCAACCAACAAGGTATTCACCCCAGTTATCGAGTGACCATGTGTCTGCCTCTTGTAATACGCCTGAGCTGACGCGCTCTGTGCCGTAGTAGCCTGCGCCGTAGTTACCACCACCGAATGCGCTACCGACACTGCCGTCATCTTGGCCTGCTGTTAGACCAGATGGGGTTATATCGACTGCTGTGCCTGATTCGTCAACGTGGATTAGCTCACTCGCTGAACCGATCGCAATGTGCGCTGTGGCCGAGTTATCACTCCAAGCATGCATCTTGCGAGGTGTAGCCGTAAACGAGGCAGATGTATCGTACTTCTCTAGCCAACCGCCTACAGGACGCAGAGAGCCATTAGTCCATCGGACAAGGTTCGCATCAAGCCAACGTCCTGACGATTCTAAATCAGTACCTACCGAACTAACGCCAGCAGGTATTTTTAGCGGCAATAATGGCATATCTACCTCTTATGCAGTGCGCTTCCACATTTTTACAACGATATACGGAGTTCCATCAGATCCAGTAGATACTGCTGTTCCTGTTTCCTCTAATGTATCGTAGCTTGCATCGCCTGTGTCTTGGCTTACTAACATTTTACCAGAACCAAACTCCACCCATGTGCCAAAACCTAGCAATGTGCCAGGATTAGTCGCTGATGAAGCGTTCATGTAGATAGAGCCAACAGGGTAAATATTGCCTTCTATTTTAGTGTCTAACGCAGTTAATTGCGTCTGTATGTTTGACGTTACACCATCAAGCTGTGTGAACTCACTGACTGTTACGCCAGAAGCATGAAGCGAATCAAGGTAGTTCAGCTCAACAACTGAGCCATTGTAGCCATCTAGCTTATTCAGCTCAGCAACCGTTGAGGTAATGCCATCAAGGGTATTTAGCTCACTAGCGGTAGCCGTTAGGGTAGACAGATCAAGGTGATCGTCACCAATACGCTTCCACACGGCTGCTGTTGATGTTGCATCTAAACAGATGTACGCCTTGTCGTTAGTCGTATCGACCCAAATAGACCCAGGAGAATACCCATCACCTGTATCATCATCCGCAGTTGGGGCTGCTGTATTAGCAAACGTGCATTTAGGTGAATTTGCATCTAACAGGTCGAGGTTATCATTGAGCTTGGTTCCCCAAGTATCGGCAGACGCTCCGACTTCGGGTTTGGTAAGTCCAAGATTGGTTGTCGTAGTATCTGCCATTTATTTACTCCGGTTTAACTGGATAATCTTCATCAGTTAGGTTAGGGAAGTTAGCGTGTGTTGTAATGTCACGCAACGCTTGGCGATAAGTTGTCATCTCTGCTGACATTGTAACATCAGACATACCTGTCCAATCGGTTTCAGCGAGCAAGCCATTGCGCTTGTTGCGTACACCAGCTGCAATAGCGTCATCATACGCCGTAATTTCGTCAGCGGTCTTATCCGTTACTGTCCAACCACGGACCCAGGCACCATCAACTTGAGAGAAATCCCCTTGTTGAATAGTCTGAGTACGCACTGTGTAGTCAGGTTGATCCGCATCCGTGTAAGGATAAACGCCATAAGACGCTAGGATAGCATCAGGCACCTTACGTGGAAATGAGGTGTTTGGATTATCTTTACGGAGTTTGCCGATTGTGTAAATCTCAGCGTTTCCGTCTGTTACTTTTACATACATAGTTGTGTCTCCTTATGTAGTGTTAAGAGGTTATCTCGTCTAACGAATCCGAGTACGCCCTTGTATTTTCGGTATATGAAGTGGAATATCGTACAAGTCCTGCTGTTGAAACCGTTTTATTCGGCGTACTTGTTGATTCTGATAATGTCGCAGATGTAAGAGTAGAATCTTGATAAACCCAAGAGCCACCACCCACAGTATAAGTACCATCTCCTGACCCATCTGGCGGCAATTTAGCGACTACAAATGAATCCTCACCGCCAACTATTGGTGTTCCAAAAGAATTTGTGGTGACTGATCGCCAATATTGACCACCAGTTGTTCCAAATATCTTTTGCCATTGCAACGTACCACTAGAATCGTATTTAACAATAAGTGCATCAGCAGCGCCTTCTCCCTCTGAGGCTGTATATCCACAAACATAAATATTGTCATCAGAATCCGTTGCAACACGATAAAAATATTCATATCCAGTAGTTTCACCTACTCTTCTTTGCCACTGAACAGTACCTGATGAGTTATATTTTACAACTAGCCCATACACCGTACTATTAGCTTGGTATTCCCCAACAGCAATAGGATTACCAGATGAGTCTACTGTTACTCCCCTAAAACGAGCAGTTTGACTACCTGCAAACCCTTTATCCCATTGCTTAGTTCCAGATGAATTAAATTTTATAATATACCCAGTGGATGATGGCGACCGACCGACAACGTAAACATTACTAGATGAATCAAGAGCTAAACCATGGATATATTGATATTCATTTGATGAAGAAGCTTCGTGAATTCTTTTCTGCCATTGAATAGTTCCACTAGAGTTTAACTTTACTAGATAACCGTCATACGCATAGTCAGGCACATATCCATATCCTGAAAAATAAATATTATCCGAGCTATCTACTGCTATATCGCCCGGCTCTTCCATTGAATCATTTCCAGTATATTTAAAACGATATTCCCAAACTAATGCTCCGTCTGCGTCAAGTTTTACAACAAAAAAATCAGTATTAGTTCCGGCAACATCACCTTTAGTGGCAACGTAACTATTCCCAGATGAATCAACAGCAATACCATATGGGTCGTGATAACCGTATCCTGTTAAATTTGTTTGCCATTGAACAGTACCTTCACTATCCCACTTAACAACAAGTGTTTGCCTGCCATTATCATTACCCGCAGCAATGATATTGTCATCAGAATCTACTGCTACACCATATACTACTAAATCGCTAGTACCATAAATGGCAGATATCCAATATGTATCAGAACCACCCGCTGCACCGGCAGCCGCTTGTAGCATATGTTTCTTAGTAGCCATTGGCTAACTCCTTACGCGATTGCCTGACCTGCGGTAAATCCATACCAAGTAGTACCACCGTCACGGGTAGTAAACACGAACACATCCACCGCAGAAGCAGTCGCTGTTAAGGTAGGTGCTGTCGCCGCAGGCCAATCAACAGAAGTAGGCCAAGTCACCGTATAGCCAGAAGCCGAAGCGTCTTGGATTATCTCAATCGACATTGAGTAAGCCGTACCAGAAGCCGGTGGATTGCTGAAGGTGAACGTAGTGTTCTCAGTCAGCGTGTGCATGAAGGTGTTGCCCGCTTCGCAATCCACTGTGGTTGCGTTAGAGCTAGACGTAACCGCTGCATAGCTTTCGTTGTAGCTGTCAGCAATGAACTCACCAGTGATGTCCACATCGCCTGTGAAGGTAGAGCCTACTTTGGCATCAATAGCTGCCTGTAGTCCTGAAGTGTCTGCAATTTCTAACGAACCGTCAGCTAATGCACCAGTTGCAATAAAGTCTGCTAAATCTCTTGCTCGTGTCATTTGTTTATTCCTGTTCGTTATGTAGTTAGTTGATTAATTTAATATCGCCGTATTGTGTATTTTGTGTGTAGTAAGTAATTGTGCCTGATGATGCTGAGTTTCCCGCGTTAGAAGATGACCAAGTTTGTGACTGAAAAGCCATTGATGAATCATAACTAGTAGTTATTTCACTTTCAGCCGTTGATGTTACATCAGCAAATTGTATGCTTTTACCATTAGGGCCTGAGTGTGATCCTGTTGGCTGCTCTGATGCAGGAAACTTAAATACATAGCCATCGATAGAATAGGAATATACAAAATAGGCATTTTCATCATCATCTAAATGTATCTCCCTAGCCTGTACGCTTGATGTATATCCAGTTACATACATTCGCGTTGCCCACTCTACTTCATAATTGCTATTAAAACGGATAAGGCATGGATGGTAATATCCTGCGTAGCTAATCGTGCAACATACTAATATTCCACCATCTTTAAGAAAGACAGCATCATTACCACTCATGATGTAAATTGATGAGTTACTAAAAACAAATTTAGTATTTGCTGAACCATCACTGTTTACAACATTAAGTCCATTACCACTTGGAAGTGCTAAATAAAGGCTTTCATCGCGTGAAACATCACATGGATAGCCAACTGAATTGATGCTTCTTTGAAATTTAGCACCAAATGTTCCATCAGCTTTTATATGCGCTATATAATAGATTGGCGTATCATTGTTTGTTGAGAAAAAGCACTGACTTCTTTCTGCGCCTTTTTGCACAGGCCAACCCATACCTGTAGCGTTATTTGGCTCATAAACACTTGACGTAACATTCAAGTCTGAATCAAAAGTAGTAACTCTTGCCCTCTGGTTGGTAGATTGATTTATAAGTAAATAATTTGTACCGTCATATAACATATCTGCGGAAGTATTTACCAATTTTCCGCTTCTTTTTACTGTAGTTACATCAGACAAATCTGTTAGATCATTGAACTTTGTTATATAAAAAACATCGCCATAAGTGCTGTTGTTGGCAGCGATATAAACTTTATCATCGTCATCAATTAGTACAGCTTGGTTAGAACAAGGAGCCCCACCATCAACTGTTCTTTCAGATGGGTTTGAAGCATCACCGATAAGTAGGGTGCCATCACTTTGAATAACGTAAAACCACTGGACTCCGGGGCTTATAATAGCTACCGTACCTTTTTTGTTTACAGAAAATCTTTTATACAAATAATATGAATAGAAAACCCACGACTGATCATCAATCTTACTAACACTTCCTGCCGCTGCTTGTTGCATTAACTTTGTAAAGTTACTCATGGCGCATTAACCCAGTGCTTGACCTGATACAAAGCCATACCAAGTTGTACCGCCGTCAACCGTACTAAACACAAACCAATCTACAGCATCAGCGGTGGCAGTCAAAGTAGGCGCTGTTGCTGCCGCCCAATCGACCGATGTAGGCCATGTGAGCGTATAGCCAGAAGCACTTGCATCCTGTACGACTCGTAGTGAAAAGGCATAGGCTGTGCCACTTGTAGGTGGGTTAGAGAATGTAAAGGTGGTGTTCTCGCTCAACGTATGGCTAAACACATTGCCAGTTTCACAATCAACCGTTGTCGCATTAGAGCTAGAAGTCACCGCGTTATACGATTCGTTGTAGCTATCAACAGTTAGCTCGCCAGAAATTGTCTGGTCAGCCGTAAATGTATTAGCGACATCATTCTTAGTTGTATCAGCATCGTAGGCTTGTACAGACACACCAATATCGGTGGTTTCCACCATGTTAGCAATAGACGTTTGTGTAGCAAATAACGCATCTGCCTGAGCCTGCGTGTAGGTGTTAGCCACCTCAAAGGTGCCATAAGCCACAATATCCACAGTGTCATTAAGAGCTGCGCCAGAGGATAGAACAACGCTAGTACCGTTAGACGCAGTAAAGTCAGTGCCGTCAATCAGCTTGATG